AGCAACAGCCTCTGCAAGATCAATATTCAAGTCTACTTGATCTTGATGATTTTTTGCTTTGGCGGATTGCTGCTGTAAACTCAGATTTGTTTGTTGTAATCCCAAATTAGTCATCGTGGCGTCATGTTCTTGTTGTCTACGTGTATTGTCTATTCCTCTTTGCGTTGCAGCCGCTCGTAAATCTGCCGCTCTCATTCTGTTTACATTAATTTGAGTTTCCTGAGAAACCTGATCTCTACGGGAGGCTGCACTACGCATTAAATTCCCCGGTAAGTTAATGCTAGACCGCGCTTCAGCACGTGTAGGTGGCTGTGAAACCTCATCAAACCGAGGCAAAGTGCGAGTAATTCTCTGACGCTGCCTCTTATCAAGAGCCTCTTGTTCTTCTTGTGCTGTTTGTGTAAACAAACCAACGCCGGATGCAAGATTGAAAAGACCTGTACGATTGTTAGCTAGATTAAATTGTTGTGGTTTATATTTAAACGCACCTACCTGCATCTTAGCAATATCTTTGGCTGTATACTGAATAGCATCTTCTTGTTCACCACGTTTAAAGAAGTCCGCATAATGACTTCTAATATCTAAACCTTCATTAGTTCTTTGACTCCTAAAAGTTTTAATATATTCGTCAATTTCAGTAGTAGTTTTATTTCTCATAATTCGTGCGGCAGCTTCCGATGAACTTAGGTTAGTAGCAAGCCCTGCTTCATTTACTTCACCAATTAAAGACATAAGGTCTCTTGCTTGACGTTGAGCTACATCAAGTTTTTCTACATGCTTACTATACATATCACCTACTGTTTTTAATCTATCATTCGCATGTTCTTTAAATCTACCAGCAGTGCCTTTATTTAAACCAATACCTAAATCTGTGTCTTCACCAAAACTATCTATCGCACCTTTTGCAAGACCTCCAGCAAGACCAAACAAAAAGTCATTCATAAAACCACCACGTGCCATTATACTCTCCTACTCATTAAACCCACAGAAGGCATTTCTGTTTGCTGTTCTTCTGCAACCATTACGTCTTCTTCCATCTCAAATTCATTTAGCTCATCTTCAGACATAGAGAAATCTTCTAAGTCAAAAGGCAAATCAATTTCACCCGCCTCAGCTTTGTCGGACACACGTTTTTGAATTACAGAAGACATAGCATCTGTAACTCTATTCTCGTCATCCTCATCTCCAGTTCTAATGGTCAAATCAGTAAAGCCAATTGCTGTTTTAATTGCTTCTACAAGAATAGAAGATACTAAAACGCCAACGTCAACTGAGTGTAAACCTTCTGAAGCACCACGCATAGTCATTTTTTCAGCTATATCTACTGCAGAAGCATCCATTTCTACTGCACTAATTAGAGTGTCCATACCCTCTTTTGAAAACAAACTCTCAAGATAAAAGTCTAAGGTTTCCATAACGGTTGTGTACTGAGGTGGTTGTTCCCACGGACGAGAACCTAGTTCCGTTGTTAAACCCATACCCGGAATGGGGGCTTCAAAGGCAGGGTCTTGAGCATTTTCAATTTCATCTGATGTATAAGACATTAATCTTTATCCTGATTATAATTGTAAAATAAATTAAACATCGTCTGAGCATCTACGTTTTGTGCATCAATTTGTTTAGTTTGTTGTTGCCTCATAGGCATTCTACCTGCAAGACCCCCTTTATTAAACATAGGTTTTTCTTCAGGTTGTACTTTACTAAAATTCTTTTTAAAGTTAGCGTATCCACGTGCTGTTAAGTCAAGCATTTTTTAACTACTCCTAAATAGTCTACTTTATAGTATTCCTCTTCTTGATCTTTATGTACAAGTTCTGGGAAATATTTTAGCACATTCTGTGCAATAAAGCCTCTATTTTGTCTAATGTTTACATCAAGTTTTTTAGCTTTGTTACGCCACTCCCACTTGTAAAGTTTGACGCCATTACCAAAGTCTTCAATAGGCTCAATGTTTGTCTTTAATCTTATATCAGAGAAAAACTTACCCGCGATACCACCGACAATACTACCAGCAAGCTGTCCAAATGAACCTCCACTAGAACGAGCACTAGCTTGCTCTTCAGCAACAGCTAATCTATTAGCTCTTTCAAGATCACCCTGTTCAGCTTGAAATGCAAATTCAAAAATATCTTTATACAGCCCCCACATATTATTATATGCTAAAGTAGATAGTTCTAAAGTAGAACGTGCATTAAGTTCATTAGCTCTATTGATAGCAGCCGTGTCTGCTGTAGCAATTTGTCTACGCCACACAGCATTTGACTGTGCTATTGTTACAGCGTTTTGTTTATTAAACTGCTCTCTTTGGTTTCTTACAGTAGCATTAAATTGTGAAGTAGCGTTAACCTGACCTGCATTAAACTGGCTAATAGCATTAGCTTGAGCCGTATTAAACTGATCGGTAGTAGTTCTTAAGTTTGCAAAGAACTGATTAGTTTGATTTTCGCTAGTAGCATTAAATTGTCGAGCTGCATTTTCAGCGGCAGCGTCATTAAACATAGATTGAATTGTTTGTTGAGACTTAAACATAGATGTTTGTTGACGATTGCCTAAGTTAGCTAAGTCCATTTGCAAAAAGTTTTGTGCGTTTTGAACAGCCGCTTGCTGCCTGTTATTAAGACTAGACATTTCTAAGTTAGCTAACGCAGCAGCTTCTGCCATTACAGTAGCCTGACGATTACTTAAATTTTGTAGGTTAACTGTATTAGCAATACGAGAGTTTTCTAATTGTATCTGTTGCTCCGCATTAAAATTCATATTTGCAACGTCTGAAATTTTAGCTGCATTAGCTACTCTAGCTTGAAATGCTTGATCGAACTCCTGACCAATGAAGGCAGCACGTTGCTGTGCTGCAAGCATAGCACGTTGTTGTCTATTACTCAAGTTAGTTTGTTCAAAAGTAGCAAATACACTTGCGTCAGCTTGAGCAATAGGAATGGCTGCTTCCATTGTAGCCTGTATAACTGCTTGACCTGCTATGCTAGATGCAGATAAACCTCTTGCTGCCATAGCAGAGTTAGCTGCTCTCATAGCACCTGAAGCCCACGGAGGGGGTTCAGCCGCATCAAAGTCAGAATATAGGTCTTCTAGTTGACCCTTTACCGTAGCTTTTTCTGTAGGTGTAGCAGTTGCAGCTTGAACCTGCTCTGCAAATGCAGCAGCCTTTTCAGCGTTAGCCGTTGGGCTTACAAGTTCACCGTCTTGTATCTCTCTAGTTATTTCATTGTCAAGTAAAATACCAGACGTTTGTTCTGCCTTAACGTCTGAAACATTAGTTTTGTACTCTTCTTCAGCGGTAATTGCAGTATCGACAACACCCTGTTCAGCCTCTAAACCAGACAGACTGTCTTTTACATCTGCTTCAGTAGACACTGTGTCCATAGTAACTGCATCATCAGCAATAACATTTTCTGCTTGATCTGTTGTTGCTGTAGTTACATCTGCTGTAACATCACCCGTTACTTCGCCCGTACCTACTGCTACATCTTGATCCTTTTTCTCTTCAATACCTGTTGGATCAATAGTCATACCCTCCGTAAGAATATTTTCTCCTTCGGCAGTAAGACCTTCCATTTGAGCCACAGTACGAAGAACGATTTCAGGACTACCTACGTCTTCATCAGCTTCAGGTAACGGTGGAAAACCATACTGCGCCCTAAATTGTTTAGCAAAAGCCCTATCTTCAGCCGTAACAGTGTCTTGTCGTTTAATAGCAATTTGATCGTATCTAGCTCTTGCATTTGTAGCGGAAAGTGTAGTACCATCATCAAGTGTTAATGGTGTAATTTTTCTTAGGGCATTTAGTTTTTCAACGTCTTCTGGTGTTCTTTCGTTTTCTCTAGTGTCACCAATGCGTCTTAACTCATCAGAGTCTGCTGACGTTTCTACTTTTGTTGGGGGGTACGTAGTATAATCAAAGGAAACATACTTGTCTCCTACAATGCCTTCTTGCCTTTCGGGGTTGTATGATTTGTCGTAATTCTTTAGCCATTCTCTATAGTACTCTGCATCTGGACCTGTAGGATTAGTCTTTAAATAATTTTCTAATACTGGAACTTGAGCAGCAGCAGACTGTTGTGTATACGTATAATCTTCTCCTGCCTTACCATATGTTACATTTGCGGGGTTTGTAAAAGTTTCAGGGTTTTCTGGTTGGGTGGTAGGCATAGTAGGTACAGGAGGCGTTGTAGTAATAGGAGGCGTTGTTTGTGTTTGTGGCTGCACAGGAGTAACATTATTAGGAACAGCGGGTGCAGCACCCCCTACAGCATACTTTCTAACAACACCACCATCATTAAAACGAACAGCACCACCTCTAGCTGCCATCATAGTACCCACAGCCTGTTGCTGAAATTGCTCGTACTTAGCTTTAGCAGCAGGGTCTTGAGCTAGAAAAGCTTGAAAGCCTTCTTTATTATATGATGGGTTTTTATACCCTGTTGCCTGTGCAATGCGAGGCATAGCGGCATCAGAAAATTTAATGTTTGTATATGGAGCAGCCATATCTTAATCCTTATTTTTTATTTCTTTAATCGTTTGGTATATCCTCAAAGATAACCATATTACAGAAAGTAAAGACGCTACAGCAGGCAGTATATGAAACAAAGAACCCAGTGTTACAGTAATAGCAGACCAATCTATTAAATCTTTTCCCGAAGGTTCAAACATGCTATTAGTGTCCAATTGCTAGATAATAAAACCCATCTACTGAACCATCTGATAGTTGAACGTCAAAGCCAGATGTTGTTAGTGTGTTAACAGCAAAACCCTCATTAGCCGCTCCACTGTGAGTACCAGTAGTCTGCACATTTAAACAAGCATTACTAAATGCAGAGGTAAAAGAAACAGTATCGCCATTAGTAGGGTTTGAAACTTCACCCCACCTTAGTTGTAAAGAACCTATATTAGTACTACCATTTGTAGCTAATGTTTGACTTGACACAGCAAGAGGTGTTACCCAACTAAAAGTTCCATCACCGTCAGATGCTAATACTTGTGCGCTTGTACCATTACCACTAACATTTAATGCAGCAGCACCTACTGCGTTATCATCAATCTTAGCTGCCGTTACGGAATCTGCTGCAAGCTCGTCAGTATCTACAGCACCAGCAGCAATGCTAGTTGCAAAACTTAAATTGGCTGTACCATCAAAGTCACCAGACGTTCCTGTTACATTTCCTGTAAGTGCTATTGTACGAGCGGTAGCCCACTTAGTAGCAGTTCCAGCATTACCAGAAGCATTGCCTGTAACATTGCCGGTAAGGTTGCCTGTTACGTTGCCAGTTACAACACTATCTTTAAGTAGTACACCATCAATAGTTACACCTGACGCAGAAGTTGTTTCATTGATTGTATTAGTAGTAAGAACGTCTCCTGCCGTCACAACAACATTAGTTCCGCCCGTAGAATTACCAATAGCTAGTACTTCTGCTAGTGTGTCTACTGTATCGACTTGACTGTCTACGTAAGCTTTAATAGATTGTTGCGTTGCAAGTTTTTCCGCACTGTTAGACGCCATATTGTCTTCATCAAGTACGCCGGTAATCGTTGTAGAACTATTAACATTTAAGCTAGTGCTTGCTGTAAGTGTAGTAAAGGCACCTGTACCTGCACTACTAGCACCGATGTTAGTACCATCAATAGTACCACCATCAATGTTTGCTGTAGTAACAGTACCCAGATTGCTAATAGTTTGACCAGCAAATGTAGAAGTACCTGCCGCTGTAATGCCACCATCTTTAATTAATAATGAATCAACTGTTACACCAGAAGCAGATGTTGTTTCGCTAATAGTATTTGTTGTAATAGAGTCGCCACTAGTAACTACAATGTTAGTGCCACCCGTGCTATTGCCATTACCTAAAACTTCAGTTAGTGTATCGGCAGTACCTACTTGACTATCTACATATGCTTTAATAGATTGCTGTGTAGCTAGTTTAGCTGCACTATTAGAAGCCATATTATCTTCGTCTAATATTCCTGTAATAGTAGTAGAGCTATTAACATTTAGACTGGTGGAGGCTGTAAGTGTCGTAAAGGCTCCTGTAGAGGCCGACGAGTTGCCAATAGCTGTAGAGTTAAGGGATGTAGCAACAAGCGTTGTAAACGTACCAGCAGCCGCACTAGCGCCACCAATAACAGCACCGTCAACAGTGCCTCCATTAATATCTACAGTAGTAACTGTACCTAAGTTTGACCACGTTCCTGTTAAAGAACCACCGCTACTGGCAGTTAGTGTGCCACCTACTGTTAGTGTACCACTAATGTCAGTGGTAGTAGCATTTACGTCTAGCGTACCTGTAGCAATCTCTACTTCACCGTCTGCATCAATATCAAGCTGACCGTCTGTACTAGAGTTAATACTAATAGCAGTGTCACGCAGTTGAATCTTTTTGTCTGTGGCTACAAGAACGTCTTCACCAATACCATCAATGTAAGCTATACCATCAATGTACATATCTTTAAATTGTAAAGACGCTGTACCAATATCTAATGTATTAGTAGTCTTAGGTTTGATTTCGCCTGCACTAACAACAAAATCTTGTACTGGACCTACAACGGTAACGGGACCACCCTCTGCCGCAGTTCCGTCATGTGTGTGTCCTGACGTACCAAAGGCAGTAACAATGGCATCAAATTCACCATCAAGATCAGCCGCATTAATAACATTACCCGTAGCAATATTATTAGATGCGTCATTTCTTGTATAACCCGTTCCCATATTATTATCTCCTCGCGTTGTTAGCGTATTCTATTGTCATTGCATCTAGTGCAAATGATGGGTCTGTACCGTTACTAGTAAAGTTTAAAGACCCTGTGTATCCTGAACCTATTAGCTGTGCCTCAAATACGTATTGTAATTTACCGCCAAATCTTGCTGTACCGTATACGGCAGAGCTATATAAAGAAACATCACTAGAACCGCCAGCTACTAAATTGTTTATACTGATAGCATCTGGTTGAATGCTCGATATACCATCAAAGTCTAACTTTAAGTTTGCACTAATAGTTACTGTACCTTTAGGGTCTGTGTACAAAAACATCTTGTAAAAAGTCTTACGTACTCTCGGATCAGCTAGTGGCAAATGTGGTGTTGAAAATGATGCTTGTATATCAGAACCATCAAAGCTGTTACCCTGTTCAAGTTGATATATGTAACCATCGTTATTACCAAAAACTATATACTCAACACCATCATTTAAATGACTGTCTGCTACGTATGCTTTAATACCTCTAGTCTCAGCACATGCAACACCACCACCGCCTTCTTGAGCTAACTGTGTAACAATTACACCCTTAGAGTTTTCTTTAGTGTAAGACGCAGCATATCCTAATATTCTGTACTGTGACTTTGACCTAATAACTAAACTAGAAAAAACTGTACTGGAAGAAACAAAGTCTGTAAATTCACTTTGAATTGCTTTAGATATATTAGCAAAGTTAAAGTCACCAATTCGTTCTGTCGCACTTAATAACCTAAGACCATCGGGTGCTAAAAACATAACATCGGTGCCGACCTCTTGAATAGAATCTCCAGCCAAACAACCAATGTCTCTTGTTACAGGGTCTAGTCTGAAGTCAGCTATAGTAGAACCGGCTAATTTAAAAATAGCATTTTCTGTAAATATAAATAAAGTATCTCTAAAAACAGATAGTCCCGTAATATCATCACCTACATTAATAGTACCCGCACCGTTAGCAGCGGTAAAGTCTGTATCTGTATATACTGCTGTGAAAGTTATAGCAGAACCTTTAGCAAAAAACAAGTTGTTTTTAAAGTTTTTTACATGTGTAGCTCCAACTACATCTGATGGCGCACTGTTTAAAACAGTAAATGTAGTGCCATTATAAATAGCCGGAGCATTTGATCCATCTACTAATATCATCTTATCTGTACCGTCAAAGTTATAACGATCAAATCTTAATTTACTAGCACCATCACGAGAAATAGACAAAAAGGTAACTGCCGCATCGTCAGCAGGACTACTAGCTAGTGCAGGATTAATAGCAAGTGTTGACCCACCAGAACTAACAGTAGCGTTAGCTGTAACTGTATATACTAAATCTATACCTGCAATCTTAAACACATCGCCCGCACGAGGTGCAGCAGACAAACCATCTACAGCTAAAGTAGAACCACTTTGAGAACCTGCGTTGACTAATACAGTACCATACGTAGGTACGTTTACGTGAGTGTATCCTGAACCTGCTGTTTTAAATATATCAAAGTTTCTTTGTGCAAGCACAGTATCTTCAAATACAGCTAACCCTGTTAGAAGATGCTCTGTTGTTGTAGTTACAAAGGTAACAGCTACAGCATTAGCAGGACTACTATCTAAGGATGTTGTTAAAGTTAAAGTTGCTCTGTTATTTGTAGCATCAAAACTAACACCACCAGACGCAATAGTATATGTACCGGAAACACCCGTAACGGTAAGAGTATCACCGGCTTCTGGTGTTTTATGTATGTTAGCTATAATAAGTGTAGTGCCACTTTGTGAGGCACCGTGAACAACAGGCAAACCATACGGCGGAACAATAGTGCTATCGTATTTATCAAAGCCATTGACACGCCTGTATCCGCCCTCAATAGAAGGTTCAAAGTTACGTAAGATAGTAGCGCTACCCGGAGCATTTATACCCTGCTGTAAAGGACTAAGATTGGTTACAAGACCACCCCTAAACTCTACTGGGAATGTTTGCCACTTTTCCATTATAGTGAATCCAATGAAGAACCTGCGTTAGAAGAGGAAGCAGCAAAGCGACCACTTCCCTGATTGTTTGAAACCATATAGCTACGTAGATATTCAAATCTATTGATTAACATACTACGCATATGTTTAATTCCGTCATCAAATTTCTGAAGAGACAGCCCCGCCATTTGAGCGTCACCTCTAAAAGAATAAGCATAATACATAGAGCCATCTACAATAATATGTTTAAAGCGTTCAGGAATAGCCGGAACATCTGTAGAAATTTCTAAGTCAACAGGAATGCGATAGTACTCATATACTACTGTGTAGGCTTTATCTGGTGGAGGAACCATTCCGTACTCTAAAGACGGTGCATGAAATACATAGTTAGGAAGAGCATTATTTGAGGTACTTGTTTTGTATTCCTGTGAAATACTTTTTTCTAAATATTCTTCGTAATTAACTATTTTTAGCTTTTTAGTATTATTAGTTAAAGTAGCGTCTTCTTTAATTCTAAATGTTTCAAACGAAATTACTTTACAATCATTAGGAAACGGATATCTTGTTGTGCCTGCTGTAAGTACATCTTCTTGTGTTACATGATTAAAAGGCCATCCATACTCTGATTGATTGATGTAGCGTAAAGACGCATTGACTGCATCTTTAGCGTGAGCATAAAAACCATTAGAAGAACTAAAGTTGCTTGAGGTTAATTCAACTTCGTTTAGTCTACGATTAACTTCATTTACTAGACCGAGAAAATTGTATGCCATTATTTCTCTCTTATTGATAATTTGATAGACCGCTCTGCTGTACTTCCTGTACTGTCAGTCATTTTACACGAGAAGGTATATTCTCTATTTAGTACTCCACCACCAATGTTAATGGTTGCTACGGTACTTGTATTAGATTGTGATACATTTTGAATGTCGTCGGTAACAGCACTGCTAGAAGCAGCAGTTAAAGTTTGTCCTGACCCTAATTGTGTCTTACCTATTTCACTAGTTTTAACAAACCAAACAACAGAGCTAATTGTTGCGTCCCCTAAAAAGCGTAGCCAATCTACACTGTAATCTAGTGTTTCATCTGGGTCTTTGATGGGCCATTTAAATGACATATAATTACTCCGTTGCGTATACTGTTCGATCAAAAGTACCTAATTGCCGTTCTACATAAACGAAACGTATTTCTTTAGGTACTTCTACTATTCTGTCGTCTGTGGTAGACTGTCTAGCTACTGTAACCATACGATTTTCAAAAGGTACGTTGGCTGTTCGATCAAATGCTGTTGACATTATGCGGCTCTCGGTACATATACACAGCGTTTTCTACTATATAGTGTTTTAACATTATTAAAGTTAAAGGTTACACCAGATGCGGTAACACTGTTAGTGCTTATAGTACCTGAAACACTTGAGAGTGTAAAGTCATTAGCTACAACTATAGTGCCTAGTGCAATAGTAGAAACATTGCCAGTAAGTATTTTTACTATGTTAGTCTTTAGTATACCGATACTATGTGTTGCTGATACACCTACAGGTTCAACAATTCTATTTAAGTCTATAGTTATCGTACCTATAGATAAAGTAGAAGAAACACCTGTAACACTTCTTTCTACAGAACTACCAACACTACCTATAGAAGAAGTTAAGCTGTCTTGTGATACCTCTACTGTATTACTAACAATAGTAGATAAAGAACCAATAGAACCTGTTGCAGATACGGACGCTACATCAGTAGTAAGTGAAGATGTGACAGC